TTGGCAGTACCCGCAAAAGGAATCCAAGGAGCGAACCCCATCTGCATACCTTGACCTGATGGACTTCCCATAGGCATAAGTTGTGCTGGGTTTTCTAAACTTACCACATCACCTTTTTCTTCAATCTCTGCTACTATATCTTCACCTGTTTTTGTTCTCAATAATCTAATCATAATATTTCCTATTCAACTTTCTTTTTATTGCCGATGTTATATTTCGTACAAAGTTCCCAGTCATCTTTTTCCCTAAAAGCGAGAACCTTTATCTGCGATAGTGGTGCTTTAGGAGAATTTTCTCCCATTACTTTTATTAGTCCCCAATCTTCTAATAGTCCCGCAATAGTATTCCTTCTCTCCACATCATTGATTGATATGTTAGTTGGTTTGCCGTCTAGAGCAAACAACTCTTTGAAGTGTACTATGAAGTAGCGTCCTTGTTTGTGAAGAATGTGGCAAGACTGATAGAGCTTTCGCTCCTTTCTACTCGCAACACCAATTCGTGATAGTGTTTCTCTAACTTTTAGGAAGTCATCGGTTTCCGATAACCCAACCTCTAGCATTAGGTCAGGTGTCCACTCCAATTCTTCCATGTTTACCGCCTCTAGTCAATTTTGTTTTTATTATTTTTATCTGCTCTTCTGTAAGAACGTCTAGAGCTTGTTTGGCTTTCTCATTGCTGTAGCCATAATATTCTTTCACAACATCTATGTTTTTTAGTTTGGAAGCTTTCATCCACTTAGCAAAGCGTTTGCGTTTTCCAATACTATTTAGTAAAAACTCGTATTGCAGACGGTTGTCCAGAAAGTGTAGACGGTTCATCTCATTGACATAGAACACGGTATCTGGAAAGGGTGCTAGACATTTGTTGACGATGTATGCTGGATACTTTTTCTCCTCATACTCATCAACCATAATGTCTTTCTTATTGAGGTTGATACTATTCAACCAATCTTTTAGTTCTGCCATTCTATAATCTCCGGAGGTACACTACCAACTAACCAATGGTCTGGTAGTGGTGCCCAACCTTTTCTCAAATGTCTAATGAAGGCATTAGGATGTGTCCATACCTTTACCCCATCATTCTGTAATCGTAATGATAGATGATGGTCTGATGAGTTACCTCTGGGCCAACAGGACACGGGGTACTTCTCCCACATCTCTTTGGTCATACCAGTCAGTGCAAAGTTGGCATAACTTGTTCTAACTAGTTGGGGTGTTATCTTTCTCATCTGTTCCATAGTTATCCACTTGCCATATTCTTCTCTTGCAGGACCCCAACTTGGGTCTTTGCAACTAATACCATTTTGATTGACTGTAGATTCCTCACTAAAACTTCCATCATTCTCTATGTGCATATTCATCCAACCAGTGAACACATCACACTTATCACTCTCTGTATATTGTAACACAGTTTCGGCTGCTTGTCTAGTGACAATCGCATCATCGCCGATAATAATGTAATGGGTGTAATCGTGTTCCTTTATGTACTTGTTTAGTTGTAATGTTACTTGGGGTTCTGTGAATGCCTTGAAGAACACCATAGGAATATCAAAACTTTTCTTGTAGGACTCCAGAGCAGGTTTGATGTTCCTGGGTTGCATTACTAATAAACAGGGATTGAACATTACTTTTTCTCTGTGGGTATGTGGTGAGACACAGCATCAGACCATCTTAGTTTCTGATGTGCAAATACACCACCAACTATATCTTTGGTTAGATAGGTATTGTCTCTCAGTATCTTTGCTGGATTACCTACCCAAACTTTGCCTGGTTCTACTAATGTTTTCTTTGGTACAACACAGCCCATACCAATCATAGACCAAGCGCCGATAACCTGATGTTGATGTATGATGCAACCAGCACCACAATTACTTTCCTTCATCACATGAACATGACCAAGAATAACCGCATTAACACTTAGTGTTGTACCATCTTCAATGATACAATCGTGAGCAACATGGGAACCACGCAGCATAATAATATTATTATGAATTTCTGTTGTTTCGGCTGTACCTGCATTGATCGTAACAAACTCACGAATTACGTTATTATTACCAATTTTAGTTTTACCACCCCTATGCCAATAATCCATATGTTCGGGTCTAGTACCCACAGAGCAGTGGCCTTCAAATCTGTTATTGTTTCCAACGGTTAGTTCTCCCGTTAGATGACAGAAGGGACCAATGTAATTATTTTCTCCTAGTTTTACCAATACATCTACATATGCTGTCGGGTGTATAAAATTACTCATATCCAATTCTCCTTTACCCATTGTTGATCTGCCACAGTATGTGGTTTATCTTTACCGTGAAAGTATACGATACTCGCATCTTTCAGTCGGTTCATATGACCGTGAATGTGTACACGGTAACTTAGTATCTTACCCTTGAAGATAGTATCTAATCTTGGGCTGTCTGGATATGCCACTCTCAATAGTGCCATCTCTGAAGGTGCATTGTGTGGGCCGTAGTCTAGTTTTGCTTCTCGCATAAACATAAACTCATCACCCTTCCACATATCCCATATCTCACTACAAAACTCATCGTTACTAATCGTGATAGCATTACAAATAGTCTCCGTATGATATGGGTCTTGACACACGGCAATCTTGGCATCATAGTTAAAGATATCATCTAGTGGTCCTGTGATGATAGTATCAAGTCCAGTTGTCAGTCTCTTACCACTACACAAGTCTGGACGATACTGTTCCATCAAACTCATCCAACCATACTGGTCGACTGAACGATTAAATCGAACTGCCTGTATGGGTTCTTTAAACTGATAGTTCTGATCTGTTAGACAGATGAAATGAAACTTACCACTATAGTTTCTTTCTATGCCACGATAAAGTCTATCAACCCATTCTGGTGTATAGATTCCAGCGCTGTGTAAAATGCCAGTTTGTCTTCCATCAAAGAGGGAAGTTACAACCGTGATATCTGGAGTATAGGACTCTCTAGTGCCCCAACTTTTCTTTGTGCCAGTTTGGGTCGTCTTTGACGAGCTCACTTTCTTTGTACTCATAATTATCGGACTCCTCATTCTCGTTTAAAAGAATGGCGCCATTGTTGATATGAAAATTCCAAGCCATCTTTGTCTTGGGTGATAGTGTTACAAATCTTTCTATGTGTGGTTCTGTCATCATCAAATACTTCCACAAGTCTACTACTAACATTCTACCGTGACCTGGTTTACGACTCCACACTGTATAAAAGATAGCGTGATTCAGTCCAACCATAGTTGTCAAATCATCAACTGTCTTTGGTACATCATTACAAAATGCGACACAGATTATTGCACCATCATTAGTGTATACTTTTCTACCGGCAGTGTGTCTAAACTCTCTACTAAGTTCTGAACGAACTGGGTCTTCCGTCCAATGAAGATTCATTGGCCATTCGTCAGCATATCTAATCTGTCTTACCGTCATCTGGTATATATCTCTTAGTGCCACAGGTTGCTGGTTTTATAATCCAACCAACACCATCGTTGTCTAATTGTAGAAGTTTTTTTGGATCCCAATCCAAGTTCTCCAAATCTTCATCGGACAAAGCAAGATACTTTTGTCCCTTGTCATCTTTGTAAATCATCTGCCTACGTCCTTGAGATACTTTTCTTTCGTTTCATCCCAAGTCATATAAATGAGGTCATCGTAAAATAAACTTTCTTCACTTACACCATCACGAGCTAATAACGATTTTATTCTCTTACTAGCATATTTATTCTTCCAAATATCTACCAAATGTTCAACTGAGGTATCAAATCTTTTTACTAGTTTGTCCTCTGTGATCTCCTGTCGCAAAAACTCTGGTGTGTTTTCATACAGGTGGGAGAAGTAAATGCCTCTCTGGTGAAATGATTTAGTATCTTTTGGTTTGAAACCCAATTGTGAATAAGCATAATTTAAGGAACGAAACTTATGATCTCGTTTATACTTACTGCCATTATCATTCAATGCCTTCCACATCTCCCAAAACTTTACTGGGTCCCTCTTGTGCATCCACTTTCGGACTTCATAGATAGTTTCTCTCGTTGGTTCATAAACTAATGTACCAGATGACTTGCCTCGTTTGTTCCAATACTTTAGATTGTTGTACTGGGAGAATGACCCATACAATGATGTCGTGGTCACACCAACAAGTGTTTGGCCATATCTACGTTTCCATTCGTTCTGAACATCATCCGATAGACACAACAGAGCAAGTAGTTTGCCACCCACATAATTGTACCCTAATGGTTGGGTTGGTAAAATACTAGACCCAATTGTTGTGTGTAATAACATACCTTCATTTCTTTGTTCTCTTGTCCAACCCACAAAGTTATCTCTAGGTGTTAGGTCAATAAAGTCAGATGACAATGTGATAACACCAAGATACTTACCCGTGACCTTATCACGAATAAGAAAGAATAAGTTTCTACCAATGTTGTTATTGTTTCTCTGTGTGTGACAGAATACTCTTACCGCCTTGAAGTGGTCGTGTACCCAAGTGTTATCATTTGTTAGTATCAACTCAGGTTCTAACTTCATATAGTCATCAGGATGTTTTGGCATCCATAACAAAGGTTTTACTTTGTCTAAAAGGACTTTCTGTTTGTTGTCCATCATTACTCGTTCTGTGCCGAATAAAGTATTTTTTTCCTCTGACGGATACTTGCGTTGTATCTCACACCACTTCTGATAAAGGGTGATTTCTTCTACAGACATTTCTCGGAGTACAGACAACTCACTCTCTAGCAAGTTTCTCAACTCGTCATCTGTA